TGATAGGTTTAGACTATTAGAGATGAATGTGGACTTGGACCTCAAGGGGTTTGAGCATACTAATAAGAAGGGTGAGATGACGGGCATCGCCCTACCTTACGTGATTACGGTTGAGAAAGGTACTAACCAAATCTTGGCCATACGGAGGAATTGGTATGAAGGAGACAAACTCCACCTCAAGCGACAACATTTTGTTCACTATCAGTACATCCCCGGGTTTGGGTTCTACGGATACGGTCTTATCCATCTCATTGGAGGTTACGCTAAGTCCGCTACCATGCTCATCCGCCAATTGGTTGATGCAGGCACTCTGTCAAATCTCCCCGGGGGTCTTAAATCACGCGGGCTTCGCATTAAAGGTGATGACACACCGATTGCCCCCGGAGAGTTCCGAGATGTAGATGTGCCAAGCGGTTCAATCCGCGACAACATCTTGCCGTTGCCGTACAAGGAGCCAAGTCAGGTTCTGTATGCGCTGTTCCAGAACATCGTCCAAGAGGGTCGGGCGTTCGCCTCCTCTGGTGATATGAAGGTCAGCGACATGGGCTCGCAAGCTCCGGTCGGCACTACGCTGGCGATTCTGGAGCGTACGCTCAAGGTGATGACTGCTGTGCAGTCCCGCTTGCACTTTGCCATGAAGCAGGAGTTCAAGCTGCTCAAGGTAATCATCGCTGATTACTGTCCGGAAGATTACGACTACGAGCCAGTGGATGCGCGTCGCTCCGCCCGTAAGGAAGACTACGACATGGTGGACGTGATCCCCGTGTCTGATCCGAACGCTGCCACGATGGCGCAGAAGATTGTGCAGTATCAGGCTGTGCTCCAGCTGGCGCAGACAGCGCCGCAGTTGTACAACCTGCCTGTGTTGCACCGTCAGATGATTGAGATTCTTGGTATCAAGAACGCGAGCAAGCTTGTGCCGATCGAAGATGATGCGGTGCCGCAAGACCCAGTGCAGGAGAACCAGAACTTGCTGATTGGCAAGCCGGTCAAAGCGTTCATCCAGCAGAACCATGAGGCTCACATTCAAGTCCACATGGCTGCGATGCAGAACCCGAAGATCATGCAGCTGATGCAGATGAACCCGCAGGCGCAGGCCATTCAGGCTGCTGCGATGGCGCACATCAACGAGCATATTGCGTTTGAGTATCGCAAGCAGGTGGAGATGCAGTTGGGTACACCGTTGCCGGGTGAAGAGGCCAATAAAGAAATTTCACCGGAGATGGCTGATCAGATTGCCATGATGTCTGCGAAGGCGTCCGCCATTCTCTTGCAGCGTGATCAACAGGAAGCCAAACAACAGCAGGCGCAGCAACAAATGCAAGACCCGATTGTTCAGATGCAGATGCAAGAACTCCAGATAAAGCAGGGTGAGCTCCAGCTCAAGCAGCAGAAGATGCAGACCGAGGCAGCAGCTAAGGCCGATCAGCTTGAGATTGAGCGGGCTCGGATTGAGTCTCAGAAAGAGATCGCGGCCATGCAGGTGGGGGCAACAGCAGCCGCTGCGCGAGACAAACTCAAACAGCAGATGGAGTCGGAAGGGGTTCGTATGGGGATTGACGCTGCCAAACATCGCGCTCAAATGTCCATGCAACAACGCCAGTACGACACTAGGTCTACTAGAAAGGATAAAAATTGAGCGATCACATACTCTTATCCATAACAGTCAAGGAGATTAATAAGCTCCGTGACGATCAGGTATCCCACCTATCAAACGGTGGTGCGAAAAGTTTTGACGAGTACCGTCATGTCTGCGGGGTTATCCGGGGTCTGACCCATGCAGAATCCATAATTAAAGACCTCGTGCAAAGATCGGAGATGAGTGATGACTGATTTTAATGTCGCTGCGGTAGACCTTTCGGGGATTCTGAACGAATCAGCTGAGGAGAAGGCGAAGCAACTGCCTGATCCGAAGAGATTTATGCTTCTTTGCGTAGTCCCCGAAGCTATGGAGGCGTTCGCTAATAGTGAAGTAGGCATCGTAAAGTCCAGCCAATCCATGATGTATGAAGAGGTGCTTACCCCTGTTCTGTTTGTCGTGAAGTTGGGTCCTGACGCATACGCAGACAAAACCCGGTTCCCCAGTGGGCCGTCGTGCAAGGAAGGTGACTTTGTCATCGTCCGACCAAATTCAGGAACTCGCCTGAAAATTCATGGCCGTGAATTCCGGATCATCAACGATGACTCGGTTGAAGCAGTTGTGGAAGACCCGCGTGGTGTTACGCGTGCATCGTAAGGAGTAAATCATGGCAACAAAATTTGATGATGACTATGAGTTTCCTGATGAAAAGGAAACTAAGCAGGCGAAAGCTGCTGCTGAAGAGGACAAACTTGATATAGAAATTGAGGACGATACCCCCGTACAAGATCGTGGTCGCAAGCCCATGAGGGAGCCGGTGGAGGAGCCCACGGAGGACGAACTCGCTACTTATGACGAGAAAGTCCAAGCCCGTATCAAGAAGTTTACCCGTGGATATCACGACGAGCGACGCGCCAAAGAAGAAGCCCTGCGAGAGCGGGAAGCAGCTGAGACGTACGCCCGACAGGTTCTCGAGGAGAACAAGAAACTTCAACAGCAGCTCTCTACTGGGAGCAAGGCGTATATTGAGACTTCACAGGAGGCAGCAGCCGCTGCGCTGGTCGCCGCCAAGAAGAAGTACAAAGAAGCCTACGACTCTGCGGACCCGGACGAGTTGGCCGACGCACAGGCAGAAATTACGCGGGCAACGCTCAAAATAGAGCGTACGTCTGATATGAAGCCTATTGAGATAGAAGAGCGAGAGTTTAAAGCTCCAGTTGACACTGCGCCGAAGGTCAACCCACGGACGCAACGTTGGATAGAAAACAACAGAGACTGGTGGGGTAGAGACGAAGAAATGACGTCTGCCGCACTAGGGCTTGACAAGAAATTACAACGCGAGTATGGTGTTGAATATATTGGTAGCGCAGATTACTTCAAAACAATCGACCGCACCATGCGTAAAAGATTTCCTGAGCATTTTGAAGATGTTCAGAGCGACGAGGAAGAATATGACCCGCCTCCTAGAAAGAGGTCAGAACCGGCTTACGAGGATGAAACCACGCGCCGTGCAACAAAGCCAAGTTCCGTTGTGGCACCTGCCACCCGGAGCACACCACCTAACCGTATTCGGTTAAAGGCATCCGAAGTGGCGATAGCTCGCCGTATTGGGGTGTCAGTAGAAGAATACGCAAAACAGGTTGCTTTACTTAGAAGGAATGAATAATGGAACAGCAAACACAAAACCGTAAGAGTCGTGATTCTGAAACCAGAGTAGAAATGCTGCGCCCACAGATGTGGCGTGCGCCTGAAACTCTGCCATCACCCGACCCTCGACCTGATTGGACGCACCGTTGGGTACGTACAAGCACTATGGGTGTAGCTGATCCGGGCAACATTTCGTCGAAGTTACGCGAAGGATACGAGCCCTGCAAAGCAGAGGATTATCCTGAGCTCATGATGCACGCTTCCACTGAAGGTCGTTTTAAAGGAACGATTGAAGTGGGTGGTTTGTTGCTCTGCCGCATCCCGTCTGAGTTTTTGGTACAACGTATGAAACACTACGATGAAAAGAACAGAATGCAGATGGAATCAGTGGACAACACTTTTCTCCGTGATAGAGACGCTCGATCTAATATGGCGATGATCGTCGATAAAAAGTCGAAAGTCACTTTCGGTTCTGGTACATAAATTTTAGGAGTCATTAAATGGCAGCTACAGCTTCTCCCTATGGGCTACGTCCCATTAACCGTATTGATGGCATGCCTTATGCTGGTGCAACTCAGACTTTTCTGATTGACCCTGCTGGCGAAGCCACCAATATTTTCTATGGTCAGGTGGTCATTATTGGCGCGGACGGCTATTTAGCCATCTCTACCGCCACTGGTGCCGACATTACGACCAACAACCTTGGCGGCAGCGGCATCGGTGCGATCGGCGTTTTCGTCGGTTGCCAGTACGTCAATGCACAAGGTCAAGTGATTAACTCTCAGTACTACCCTTCCGGCACAACCGGTGTGGTAACAGCTAAGGTTATTACCGACCCAAGCGTTGCGTTCCAAGCACAGCTAGATGGTTCTGGCGCTCAATCCGTTTTGGGCACTAACACCTTCTTTGCCGCTGTACAAAGCACCAGCACAGGTTCCACTACAACTGGTAACTCAACCAGCGCTTTGGACGCTACAGTGCAAACCACTGCTGCGGCTTTCCGTATTGTGGGCTTTGTTGAGGTTCAAGGCTTCTCGGCAATCGGCGATGCGTTCACTGATGTGTTGGTTAAGTTCAACCCCAGTGCTCACTCGTATTTAAACAACGTCGGTTTGTAAGGAGCTAAATCATGGCTATTTCACGCGCACAACTACTTAAAGAACTCCTCCCCGGATTGAATGCTTTGTTTGGCATGGAGTACGCTCGCTACGGTGAGCAACACAAGGAAATCTACGAGACTGAAACCTCTGAGCGTTCCTTTGAGGAAGAAACCAAGCTGTCCGGCTTTGGTGCTGCACCTGTCAAGAGTGAGGGTTCTGCCATCGCTTATGACAACGCGCAGGAAGCTTTCTCTACCCGCTACACGCACGAAACCATCGCCCTTGGCTTCAGTATTACTGAAGAAGCGATCGAAGATAATCTGTACGACAGCTTGTCTTCACGCTACACCAAGTCTTTGGCTCGCGCTATGGCGTATACCAAGCAGACCAAGGCTGCGGCTGTTCTGAACAACGGTTTCACCAACTCTTCCGCTTATTACGGTGGTGATGGCGTTCCTTTGTTTAGCACTTCGCACCCAACCGTAGGCGGTGGTGTTAACTCCAACACTCCTTCGACCCAAGTTGATTTGAACGAGACTTCTTTGGAAGCCTCCGTTATTCAGATCGCTGCTTGGACGGATGAGCGTGGTCTGTTGATCGCTGCTAAACCTCGTAAGCTGATTGTTCCACCTGCGTTGCAATTCGTTGCTACTCGCTTGTTGGAAACTGGTCTGCGTGTTGGCACTGCTGACAACGACATCAATGCGTTGAAAAACAACGGTTCAATCCCCGGGGGTTACACCGTCAACAACTATTTGACTGACACCAACGCTTGGTTTATCTGCACAGACGTGCCTAACGGTTTGAAGCACTTTGTGCGTACACCGATGACTAATAATATGGATGGAGACTTCGACACCGGAAACGTGCGTTACAAGTCCCGCGAACGTTATAGCTTCGGCTGGTCAGACCCATTGGGTATGTTTGGCTCATCTGGTTCGACCTAAGCCCTCGGGCTTATTAGAGAGGGCTCCTTCGGGGGCCCTTTTTATTTGTTGCACACACCCAAATAAAGTGATATATTGCTGCTAATCCGGACTTTCCGGTGTATCTAACAGTTCCGGCTGACGACATGCAGATAGATACACCCAACTTGCATGTAAGGAAAAATTATGGCACGCACTACGTTTCAAGGCCCAGTTCGTTCATTGGGCGGTATCTATCAACAAGGCCCAGCCGCTGTTGTTGAGATCACAACCAGCACCACATTAAGCCCCGAAGCTCACGGTGGCCGCATCATCTCTGTTGGCGGCACTTTGGCTGCTGCACTTACGTTGACGCTACCTGCGATCAATGTTTCAGCTAACCCCACAACTTCTGGCCCCGGTCAAGACCCCAACACAATCAACAACGAAGGCGTTTTGTACACCATCTGGGTGCCTACAACTATCGCCACTAGCTCGTTGAAGATTGGTACAAACGGCACCAACAAGTTTGTTGGCTCAATCACCATGAACGACGTTGATACAGACGGCGCAGCACTGGTTGGTTTTTTTGCCGCCGCTTCCAACGACTTCATCAACCTGAACGGCACTACCACTGGCGGTGTTGCAGGTTCATGGGTGCGTATTTTTGCAATCGCAGCCAATAAATACATGGTTGAAGGCACGGTGCTGGGTACAGGTTCTGTGGCTACACCGTTTGCTGACGCTTAATCAACCTCTGGGGCTTCGGCCCCGTTTTTAAAGGAGATTGATTATGGGAATGCAAACAGACGTACTTGCTGGACACCTTGATGTCTCAGGTTTTATTGCCCCCGTTGGGCGATATCGGGTAAAACAGGTTACCTTCCAAGGTAGCGGCGGCGGTGCTGGTGTTGTTGAGATATTTGATACCGCCGTTGCTCCAACTACAGCGAGCTACGGGCGCTCTTCCGCGCTTGTTACCGTAACTAAATCTGCACACGGTTTAGCAACAGGTGATCGTGTTGGTATTGGTTTTAGTGCCGCCTCCGGCGCATCTGCTACAGACGGAAATTACGTCATCACAGTAGTTGATTCCAGCACCTTTACGTTTACTGATCCAAATTCGGGCACTGTAACCCCCGGTACGGCTTGCCGATATGTAAATAGCGGCGCTCGTTGGTTGGTTAGTTTTGGAACCGCTCAAAGCGTAACAACACCTGTTGCAGTTTTAGTTCCGGGAGAAGGAATTTTGGCTGCTAGAGGGCTTTACGCTAGTCTTTCCAATACCAGCTTCGTAACGGTGTTTTATGGCTAAGAAAACCCCATCCCTTGCAGTAGGTCGCGGCGAGAAGCTGCCGGTCTCTAAGGGCGCGGGCTTGACCGCCAAAGGCCGAGCCAAGTACAACGCAGCCACAGGGTCAAACCTCAAAGCGCCACAGCCGCAAGGCGGTGCTCGCAAGAAGTCATTCTGTGCTCGTATGTCTGGTATGCCCGGCCCAATGAAAGACGAAAAAGGCAAGCCTACCCGTAAGGCTGCTTCACTAGCAAGATGGAAATGCTGAAATGACCGAAATTACGTTAACAGACCGCGAAGAAGCCATTGCCAGAAAAGCGGCGAAGCTGGCTATCGAAGAGATGTCTGGCGAGTTCTATAAAAAAGTTGGTAAGACCGTTGTAGAAAAAGCGCTTATTTGGCTTGGCATGTTGATTGTTGGCTTTGTGCTTGGCAAAGGCTGGATCATTAAGGTTTAATATGCCAGCAACAAGTGACAAGCAAAAGCGGTTCATGGATGCCGCAGCACACAACCCAGCGTTTGCCAAGAAGGCGGGCGTGCCTGTGTCTGTAGCCAAGGATTTCAGCGAGAAAAGCAAAGGCGTCAAGTTTGGTGGGTCTAAAACCAGACCTGATCTTCAGAAGGTAAACGAGCCAAAAACTCGTCAAGGTAAGACAGAACTTTTTAACAAAGGTGGCGATATGAAAGAATCTAAAGCAATGGTTAGTAAAGAAATCGGCTTCATGAAAAAAGCCGGTGCTCCTAAATCCATGATCAAACACGAGAAGTCCGAAATGGGTATGAAAAAGATGGCCTCTGGCGGCATGACAGCCGCACTTGCCAAACATGCTGGCAAACCCGCTTCTAAAGCCCACGCTGGCCTCAAAGATGGTGGCATGACCAAGATGGGCTCTGTTAAAACCAGCTCCAAGCCTGATGGTGTTGTTGTCAAGGGTAAGACCAAGGGCACGATGATCAAGATGAAATCTGGCGGCAGAGCCTGTTAAGGACTCATCATGGCAAGCAAAAAAACCGGGAATTTAGCTGCTTTAGCCGCATTGGCCGGTCTTGCCTATATGGCTACTAGGGGCAAGGGCGAAGACAAAGCCAAAGACGTGGTTAAAAGCAGAAGCATGGACGTTAAACCCGTAGAAGCTAAGCCTGTGGAAGTTAAGCCTGTGGACTTGGGCGAAATCCGCGATGAAGAAGGTACTTTGTCAACGCTTCGCCGTAACACTGAGACTGGTGAGCTGTACGACCCCGGTGTACAAAATGCAGCAGGTAGACAAAACCGAATTAACGCAAATGTTAACAACCCCGGATATTCTGCGGGCATGAAAAAAGGTGGCGCAGTCAAGAAGATGGCTTCTGGCGGTTCAGCTTCTTCTCGCGCAGACGGTATCGCCACCAAAGGCAAAACTCGTGGAAAGATGTACTAAATGAAATACCCCAAAGACACCCCAGTGGACGAGCCCGTGGCCAAGCCAAAGCAGGCAAAGGCCAAGACGTACCCTGACTCAGTTCCAGTGGATGAGCCAGTGAAGAAAATGGCCTCCGGTGGCGTCACTCGTGCGGATGGCTGCATCTCTAAGGGCCACACAAAAGGCCGGATGGTGTAACCATGATGTCCAGCCGTGGCATGGGGGCCATAAACCCGAAGAAAATACCCAAAGCTAAAGCCGTCAAGATGGCTGAAGGCGGCAAAGTCAATGAAGCGGGCAACTACACCAAGCCCGGTCTTCGCAAGCGTATTTTTAACAGCGTCAAAGCCGCAGCAGTGCAAGGCACGGGCGCAGGTCAGTGGTCAGCCCGTAAGGCCCAACTAATGGCTAAACGCTACAAAGCCGCTGGTGGCGGCTACAAAGACTGATATGAAAGCCCCACAACAGTCTCTGAAGAATTGGGGCGACCAAAAATGGAGAACCAAAAGTGGTAAAAAATCTTCTGAAACAGGTGAGCGATAC